GCCATTCTTCACCATATTCCACGCTATCAGGACCTTTCTTAACACCATAAATACGCGGGATTTGTAATTCGTCTCGTAATTCAGCGATAGACTTAGGCTCGGCTGAATCGGCTGCCATACGGTCATTTTGATATCCCTTCTCCTTCAATCTCTTCGAAAATGTACGGTTACTGATTTTGACACCATAAATTTCATCGATAGCATAGATGCCGTTTTTCTTTTTGTCATAATGCCAACGGACAAATGCTAATGGATCCGTAGCATAACCGTAGTCAACTCCATTTCGAAGGTTATCGAATGATGCAACCATTTCATCAGTGATTGAGCCTTTTTCAATTCGTAAGTTATCAAACGGCACAACACCACTACCGATTGCTTCACCAAGGTACTCCCATCGATAACGTAATTCATTACGCTGTTTAGATGCTTCAGCTTCCTCTATAAACTGTTTCGAGATGAATGGGTTATCAAGGTAAGTGGACTTATGAACAAACGTATTATCGGGCTGAAAAGAGCTTTCATACTTCTTATTCACCCAAGACTGTTTACGTTTTGGTGGGTTGTAAGTATAAAAAAACTTATAAAAAAGACCATTCTCAAGCTCACCACGTAGTAATGAGTTGGTAATGGTCGTTACTTCTTCTTCACTTTTAAATTCAGCTAATTCCTCAATCCACGCAAACGCAAATGGAAAGTTAGCACTCTTTAATGATTTGATACGAGTAGGATCTTGTGCTCCACGGAAAATCATATAGTTGCCTCTTGGAATATAAGTTATTCGCATCGGCGACTTATTGATTTTAAATAAGTGCGACACTCCTTGCTCGTTTATGGCCCACTTCATTTGCTCGAAAATGGAGGTTTCAATAGTGTTGTCTACTTTACGTATACCTACAGCGTTGACTGTATACCGCATTAATAGTTGCACAATGATATGAGCTATATCAGATGACTTACCAGAACCACGACCGCCTTTGCAGACAACATTTAAAATGTCCTTTGCAACAGATGCTCGCCAAACTGAGTGAAATGCTGGTGGTATCAATTCAGATAGCTTTTTAACTGCCATTACCTTCACCACCAATGTCATCAACAAAGACAGGAGTAACAGTTGCATTGATTTCTTGCTTATCCGTCCACATTGCAAAACGCTTACCAAGCATTTCAGCTGCTTTAATGCGGTCCTTTGCAGACACTTCAATATTATCGATTACTTGTGCACCTTCACCAATCCCACGCAGCGTTTCTTCTTTGTGTTCACCTCGCATGATAGAAGTTAGATACTCCATAATCTCTTGCTGATCTGCTATTCGCTCGGACTTCAACTCCTCCATGCGATTGTCTATATATGATTTCACGCTAACATTTGTTAACATGCGACTTCCTGCTGCTCTCGCTGTCGCTTCCTTCTTCACATTCGGATATGCCTTTAAATAAGCATCCGTGGCATTTCCTAGTTCGATATAATAATCAGCAAAAGCTTGTTGCTTCACTGTTAGCTTTTGTTCAATCAATGGCATCACCCCATTATGCTAGTTGCTTAATAAAATAAAAAAGACGTCGAGATGACGTCGATAATAATTAATCATATAAAAGTTTTACTGCTTCTAAAGAGCTTGATGCTAATATCTTTTTAACCGTGTTCTCAACTGCCTCTTCAACAGTCTTTCCATTTCCAATCCCAATAGGTGTTGGGTAACCTAAGAAGTTCATTTGAACACTGACTTCTTTCGAAAATGGAACCTTTTCAATCTCAGCATATTCGAAATCATGACCATACATATGAATGTGTTTCATATTATTATCTGCCAAAGCATTCACCTCACAACAATTGATATAAATAAAAATTAATCCTCATTTATATTTTTTTCATCAATTTCATACTTAATTCCAATAATGTTGATTTCCTTAACAATTGATATATCAAAATTCGACGGAGAGAAAATACATAAATTCGAACCTTTATCATTCATTGCACTTTTATATTTTACTCCATCAAAACCTTTATTCTTTATAAATTCTGCAATATATTGTGTTGGTAGATATTCCAGTTCGGTATCACCAGGAGCATACGGTGTAGAAAAAAAATTACTTATCATTTTTCTGAAATTATTAATATTAGAATTATCATTATCCATTTTTGTTAAATCAAGAATTTTCAAATCTTCTAAAGCTTCTGCAGTGGAAAGAACTACTTTTGCACCTAAATGTGGTCGTACCTCTGAAACTACAGTTTTTTCATCATTACTAATATAAAGATATGGAATAAATTTAGGATTCAATCGACCAGGATTAGCTTTTTCTTTAGGCGGTACTTTTAAATCTTTATCTTCGAATTTTTCTCCATTTCTTCTAATCCTAGCTCTATAATATATTTCACCTTTTTTAATTGGTAACGCTTCATCTTCTACAACTGAGTTCAAATAAAATTGAATAAACGAGTTTTCATTAGGTATAAAAAATCTATTCTTAAAAAACTCCTTTTTAAATTCATCCCATTTTTCTTTTACATCATCATTAGTTGCAACATAAATTTCATCTCCCAATTTTATCACCTCTAACCAATCATAACCCAGATGATGAAGTATATGTAATAATTTTTTGCTCTCAAAACCATACCAAACCCCGCCCTATCGGTTACTAGTGCATGCCAGTCTTACTCGGTATCTAATGTTCCTGAGATACTTCCTCACCCGTAACTAGTCCATTATTATTTGTTTGACTGTTTGATGCAGTTTTCAAAGTAAAAAGCACTGCAACGAAATATGGTTACAATGCTTTTTTTAAAACCTATTTAAGTAAATGAAGTAGATGAGGATTTGCACCTCATATGGTTAACATCTCATTCGGTTGCGCCTCTCCTGTGCATTATATAAAGGTTCGTAGGCCTTTAAAGTCACGTAAGATATTTGAATGGGCGAAAGCAAAGTTAACCTTACCGAACTGTCTGATGTACTATTAATTCCATCATAAGCGTCTACCTATTCCGCCACCACTTCTTTACATTCGCCTTACCGTCCTAGGTGTAAGGCTCGTCTACTGCGATATAATATTTAATTGTATTTGTCGAGTTAGCTCTCTTGCGAAATCGTGGTAGAGCTGCACCACGTTATATTTGTAGCGAATTGTGTTTTTTATAGTGCATTTCCGCGCACTTTGTTACTCAGTAAGTTTGACTAAAAGGAAAGTGGACGAAGTTCACATAAAAACCACTCCTTCAGCAATTTTTAGCCTTTTATATTAATTAAGATACCTAATCTCTTAAAAAATATAGGCCGGCCGTGTATGTCTTGCCTCGAACAAGTTTATGAGGCGCAAGTCGGTCGTCGGTCTGTCTTTTCCTAATATTTAGGATTTTATAAATACCAAGGGAGGGAAACATTGCCGCGCCGACCTACCTCCGAGTTTAATTTATAAATATAGGTCGTTTCAACAATTCGTCATATGCGTTTTTTGCGTCATATGCGTCACTTGCGCCATATCGTTTCCCATCATCATATTAAGAATGCTTTCTCTGATTCTTCTAATCGTTGCTTCTGATAATCCCATTGTTTGCCCAATTTTACGCATTGAATAACCATCTAATATGCAATTGAGTACGAATACCTCACGCTCTCCAATTACGCTGCTTGCCCGGTGTTGAATCTCTCTAACCTTCCACTCATAACGTAATACACCACCTGTATAAAATTGCGCTCGTCGTGTAGCCTCGTAACTCACTGGATCACTGTTGCCACCACTAGCTTTCGGTAAAGTTGCTTCAATTCCATATGCAGCTACTTTAGCTCCATCGTACTCGATGTCGTTAACAAGTTCATTTTGCGTTTTACCTAATCTTATTTGTTCAACCATCCAGTGATAATCTTTCAACCATTGATCCATCATATACTTTTTCACTTCTATTTTTTTCCATTGTTTGCCCATTAGGTTTGCCCTCCTACGGTGTGATATAATAATATTGTAAGCACCGTCAAAGGGCATAAACCAATTCTTAGCTGTAGCGTCTGATCACGCTGCAGCTTTTCTGTTTATTTGCAAATCCTCAAGGGTATAATTTGTAAAAAGGAGTGACATTTTGAAAATCTTATTAGTTTCCTCCAGCATATTTGTCCCTGTGTTTATGCTTTATCTACAACATAAAAGCGATAAATTCAAAATGATTTTTAATATAGTTGCTGTTATATCAACAATAATTTTCGGTAGTATTGCTTCCACAACCATTTACCAAATCATTGTCGATGATACTGTGTTTATGACTACAATTCATGCAATCTTTTTAAATCCATTTTTCTTGGTGACTGGCGCTTACCTCGGGGTATTCTTTATTTATAGATTAATTATTATGGCATTGGAAGAAAGATAACTTTTTTCTCATATTATGCAGTTATTACTGTCCTGTTTGATCTTTCAATTTTTTCAAACAATCTTCGTGATACCAAAGTGAAATCATACCGACATTATTAACTAAATTTTCCTTAATGTCTTTTCGATTACACCCTAAACAAGTTTCTTTTTTCTCCATTTCTATTCTCCTTTCTCATACACAATATCTTTCATTTCCGAACAATCATATGTATCCAAACAAAGTTTTTAGGATCCATTCACGAACATTACCTATCGCTCATATTGTTCAGTAATGAATTATTTTTTAAATTTTAACCATACTATCCTTGCTTTAGCTAAAATAAGAAAAGGATGTGTAAGTATGGGTATTCTTGGTGGAAATCCAAAAGATGAACCGTTACATTACGGTGAAGTATTTGCTGTTTGGTCAAATTTAATTGCAGATTATGGTATGATTTCTGGCTATCAAACTTTTTATAATCACGCTGGTGATGAAGATCTAAAAAAAATAATTGAAGATATAGTTGAACTTTGCAGGGAAGAAGTAAAACAATTAGAAAAAATCCTAAAAACAAATGGTATTGGTTTACCTCCTGCTTCACCTGAAAGACCGGTAGCAAGAATGGAAGATATTCCTGCAGGTGCTAAGTTTAATGATCCAGAAATTAGCGCTGCACTTAGTGCAGACCTAGCTGCTGGATTAGTTGCATGCAGTCAAGCAATGGGAATTTCTACTCGAGAAGATATTGCCTTAATGTATGGCCAATTCCATGCAGCAAAAGCTCAAATTGGAGCTAAACTGTTACGTCTTAATAAGACAAAAGGTTGGTTAGTTCCTCCGCCAATGCATGTGGATTATCCTGAAAAGTAAAAATTTATTTAACCTGACAAACCGTCTCCCCAGTATAAACTGGGGGTTTTTCTGTATGGTAATGCCTGCCCAGTACTGCACATTTTTTTCAACTAACCACTTTCTGTTCCCCTAGCAACCCACCAACCCGTGGCCCAATCCGTCCAGCCATTTCAAGGTCCATAACGATTAAAGCTACAATTGCATGACTGATTAAAAACCTTTTTTGCAATTCTATCTATCGGCACACCAGCATTCCACAGGCTTATAAATATCTCAATCTGCTTATGAGTAAAATCGAATTTCACATTTTCGTGAGCATCACCAGTAAATAAAATGTACTTCTCAGCTACTTTTCTACCCATTCAATCGTCACCTACCCATTAATTGCTTCTCTTTTAGCTCTTTACGGGCCTTCCTAGCCTTTTTAAGCTCATCATGAATTATCCAACCACCATCAATCTTTGAATACGTTAGAAGCTTTAATTCGTGTGGAAAATGGTATTCGAATAACTTCTTTCGTAATTCGAATTGTTGTGTAACCATTCCTTTAATATCAACCACCTCGGTGTGGCCATCTGCATAATGAACTGTGAAATCAGCGTTATAACCAATCTCACGGTATTTCTTGCCGTTCTTTTCGAACTTCGGCAACAGTACGAACCTTGGCTGTAATTCAAAGGAGGACACAATGCCTTGTGCTTGTAGATGTTTCAAGTGATCATAATATTTTGCTTCCATTGCTGAATCGAATGTAATTCCGTCGTGTACAACTTTCTTGTTGCCGTATTTTGCTTTACTCATTTTTACCTCCTGTTAGAAGTCTGCTGATAAAACAACCTAATGCCGTTCTACCAGCAGCGTGTATTTGTTATAAACTCACTCGTTCATTTTCTGTATTAAATTTCAATAGTATTTGGTATGGTCGTGGATCATGAGAAATGTAATTCATTCTACTTGCAACATTCCAACCTCTCTCCATATCATCAGCAACCAATCGTTCTAACTCTCGTGATGTCCTAGCCTTAGTGATTTTCTTTAGTGGTACCACATTTATCACCTCTTATTTAGAATGGAGCATTTTGATAATTATTCACTCCGTTTGAATTAACACTTCATTAATTTTTAGTAATAATTCATCCTTATCAAATTCTTCCTCACCACTTATTGCATCGAAAGCACTTTCCAATACGAATCTAAGTGAGTTTATTTTTTCTGTATTTGTCAAACCCTCTTCTTTATGACCGTTTATCACTTGCTTGGCTTTTTTATAACAAACTCGCAACGCATGTTCCTCGCTGTTAGTCTCAATAGCCCTGTGACACTTAACACATAAAGTTATTAAGTTTTTCGGTTCATTTGAACCAACTAATCGCCGTTTTAATATGTGATGTATCTCTAGTTCTTCGCATTCAGATTCGCAAACATAACATTTATGTCCATCTCGTTCTAATATTTCTTCTTTCACTTTCTCAGTAAAAGATGTTAAGACAAATTCTGAAATGGTTATCCCTAATGCGGTATTAGGTTCAGTATTTTTTGCTTGCTCCAGTATCTTCTTAACTTTGTTAGTTACAATTTCTTTTAAATTATCTGCAGAGTTTTTTCTCTTCCTGCGCTTTTTAAGGTTGTATTCATATCCACACTTATCGTTACAATACTATTTCCCACTTTGTTTTCTTAAATCAAAAACAAACTCTTTTTCACAATTTAAACATTTACGATTCCCTAGTTTTAAACCCTTTAATTTTCTGCTTTGCATATACTTCATTTGACGATACTGTTTTCCACAATCATCAGATCAATAGATTTTATTAAAAATCTTTGTTTCAAATTTATCTTCACCAAACTGGCATGTTTTATTTAAAATTCCATTTTTCGGTTGGTAAGTAGAATGATGAGTTTTATAATTTTCTCTTGCACAGATTTTTGAACAAAATAAATGATTCTGATGTTTTTCCACAAATTCTTTCCCACAATATTTACACTCTTTTACCTTATTCGACTTAACATCTGAGTGTTTTGCTAAATCCATCGCTATCACCTTCATGTGTTGTTTACTAAATATTTAGAAAGGAAGATCATCACTATTAACAGTTGTATTTTTTTCGTTGAATGGGTCGTTATAATTTTGTTGTGCCGTTTGATGATTTGTACTAGATTCGTAGCTTGAAGTGCTCTGCGAGCCTCCTGTGCCGTTTTTCGGTTCTAAAAACTGAATGCTGTCGACTACAACGTCAGTCGTGTACACACGCTTGCCATCCTGCCCTTCATAACTGCCTGTTTGGATTCGCCCTTCCAAACCTATTAAGTTCCCTTTCTTCATGAAGTTCGCTAGATTCTCAGCCTGTTTTCGCCATGCTACACAGTTTGGATAATCAGCTTCCTGTTCTCCGTTTTGCCCTTTGAATGTACGATTTACCGCAACTGCGAAACGGCATGTAGCAACGCCATTTGGTGTGTATCGTAATTCAGGATCTTTTGTAAGTCGGCCAACTAAAACGACGCGGTTAATCATGCAATCATTTCCTCTCTCTGCGCTGTGTAATAAACCTTTGGTTCGTATTTATGGTAGAAATCATTCGATTCTTTATGACGATCAAGCATTATTCTGATGTCTTCTTCATCGTTGCAAATTGTTTTTGACTTTGCTTCATCTCCATCGCGCCAGATAATTACTGCATACGGTGTAACGCCATACCCTAATCTTTCAACGAAAGCTTGATTCATTTCTCATTCACTCCCATCAATTTTTCAAAAGCATCACGGTCGCCAGTTGCCAAAGCGACATCAATAGCCCCATCTTTGTAATTTCGTTTGTTGAAGTCCTCTAGCTCGCTCATGAGGTTATTCATTTCCAACTCACGGTAGGCTTCACCCATCTCCGCTAAGAAATCGACGACTCCTGAGAACGGATTAGGATTTGTCATTCGTAACAGCCTCCCTCACTTGCACCGAATCCCAATCAAACGACATTAAGATATTGAGTAATCGTTCTACTTTAGGTGCCCGCCAAGCTGTCATGACGTATGTGTGTGCTTTTGAAGTGTAGTGATGTCTATTGTCATCAATATGACTCTTAGCTTCCTCTTTAGTAAGAAACATCGTATTTGGCGCAATGAAACTTACTTCTCTTTGAGGAACTAAATACGCATCTTCATCGATGAATTTTTGGAACCATACATCATCATCATCCATGAAACCGATTTCCTCTAAAATTTCAACTGCGTCACCACCTAAATTAAAGCTTCCAATTAATTCCTTAATCATTTCTTCTTCAATTGAATAATTTTCGCAATCATCTGGTAAATAAATTATCCATTTATCAGCATGTTCATCCCAACACGGTTCGTTCTTATAATCCATGACCGTCCAAAATCGAGGTGATGCTTGGCTGTCATAATCGTTTTTATCTTCCCATTGCATTTGTTGCTGTAAATCCTTTAAAAACTGAATATCTGTGCTCATCCCTTCACCCTCCAATCAAGGGGCTGTGCGCCCCTCGCTTATTTCAATCTCCAGTCGATACCTTCCGTCTCTATAACTTCACCATTCTTATCTAATAATCTACTAGCCCCCGCATATCCAATACGCTCAGCAATAGTAGCTCTATCTTCATTGCTGTTAAAAATGATTGGCAACTTCCGTTTGTAACGTTCATTGATAACGTGGTAATACAATCCCTCACGTGCTTCTGTCCATTTGGCTTTGCCGATGTCGTCCCAAACAAGTACATCTGCTGTTAGAACATCGTTTAAAAGTCCGTAATATGTTTCGCTATTGTCATCCATTCGTTTAGCACCCATCATTTCATCCATGAATGCCACATCTGACACAACCAACACATTAAATCCTTTTTTAATCAATTGTTTTGATAAAGCGATCTGTAAATGCGTCTTACCTATACCGAAGTTGTTATGTTTATTTTTCAGCTCTAAGCGTTCATTAGGTGGTAAAGAACGTATACGTTGTTCACCAATAGTTGCAATAAATCCGAGATTTGGAAAACCTTGCTTTTTTAGTGCCTCACGATCTACAGGGAATGATTCTAAGTAGTCTTTAATCATCGAGAACATTCGCTGTTGCATATCTGTATCACGAACATAATTTTCTAAATTGGCATGCACAAATTCCTCTGGTATCAATGCATTCTTAAACCTACGTTTCCAACTATTAACCTCTCGACAATCACAAGGTTTATGAAACTCATATTTTTGGTTCCCTTTTTCTTCGAAATGGGAGAAAATGAACTCTGTCCCGTTGCATTTAGGACACTTATCCCCCCCAGGCTTGTTTGTCTCGTTCGAGTTGCTCGTAGAAGGCATCGATGCCTGTTCCTGCATGAACTGTAGAATTTGTTGAAATCTGTCCTTTTGCATTGTGTCCTTTAGTGATTCCATTAGGCTTAGCCTCCTTCAATTGCCAATCTGCGTAAGTATTAATCCCTTTTTCGATTGCCCAGTTTCGTAAAATACCTTCTACATATTCAATACTCGATTTACCAAGGTCGGCAGTAAGTTTAATTGCTTCGATAATCAGTAAGTGATCTGGATAAAATTCAAGAAGTTTGTCCATTTTTTTATGGTCTGTAAAGTTGCTGATTCGAATAGTTGAATCAAAACAATTTTTAATCTCTAGGAACGGATTGACCGACTGACTCTCTTCTCTCTCTGTCAGTACTTGGTTATTATCAATATTTGGTTTATTCAATACTTGGTTATTATCAGTACTTAGTAGTCTGCTGTTTTGTACATCTTCATTTTGTACATGTACGTTTTGTACTTCTTCATTCTCTACATGTACAAAACCGCAAAGTAGAGAATCATCTTCTTTTACTTGTGGAACCTCATGGACTATTGTTTCCCAACTAGCAATGCGTTGCCCTTCGCGTACTGGTTGTCGTGTAATGTATCCATAATCTTGTAGTTCCTTAAATCCAGCTCTAAAAGCTCGCTCGCCATCAGTTGAATGTGTCACTAGTTCCTTCATGTGAAACACCCAATCATCAGGCATTGAAAGCATGTATGCCATTATGCCTTTCGCTTTCCAAGATAGCCGGTTGTCGTTCAATGCCGTTCGATTCATCACTACATAGTTGCTGTTCTTAGCCACTCGGATGATGCCCATTTGCCCTCACCTCTCCTGTACTTCAATGCATTTTTCTATCCCGTGGATTAAGCCATCATACTTTTCTTCAATCCGTTTCAATCTTTCGTACTCTTCAACTGGCATTGTTACTGTAATTTGTTTATTCATGCCTCGCACCATCCATATTTTCAATATTCAAATTTTTAACCATAGATTTATTCACAAAATCCACAAATACTAGGTTTTTCAGTGCCACTTCGTATGCTTGTTGTAGTTGTTCGAGCATATCGTATCCACCTTTTCTAATATTCTTTTGCCGTTCCCAAATGCTCGTAGATACCGAACGACTTAGTGTTTTTAGTTTCATTTAAAACAACGATTCTTTTTGTAGCTAATTGAACTTTTTCAACTGGAACAGGCATAACAACAGTGTTGGAATAATAGATGCCCATTTCTTTAATTTTTTCTTCACTGTAAACTCCAGCCTTTTCAATGTCGTCTGTATAACCACTGTCATTTGGTCCCACCATGTAACAGTATTTTTGCCATTTGAATACTTAATTGATAATAAGTAATATTGTTGACTCATGTTTCATCCTCCTACGGTATAAAAATCATCTTGCCTGGTAATCTAAAATGTCTCCTACACTACAATTCAACACTCTGCAAATCGCTTCTAAATCTTTCATTTTCACGCTGTTAGAACGGCCATAGTACATCGTTCTTAATGTTGTCGAATGCCTGTCCTACTATGGATGTCTCGTGTTTTTAAACCACTTTCAGCCAATAAAACAGCTAGTCGAATTTTAATCATTGTTTCCCTCCTATAACAGCCCGTCATGCCTCTCACAAACTGCAAAACTACCACTCACTTTGGTAACTCGATAGTTTGGATACCTAGTCATGTAATCCAGCACCAGACGCTTAATTTCGTCGTTGTTGCCTCCTGCCTGTTGAAATATCCAAACAGGTGTTAAAACTTTTGACGATACATTATTCAATCAATTGCACCACCTAATCTAATAGATATTCAATTTCGAATGTACCTTCTAACTTCTTTGAAGCCCGACAGTATTCGCACTTATCACAACGATGTGGTTTTTTACGACCTAGCTTTGCTTCTAAGATGCTTGGTAGCATTGTTTGGACATATTCCTTTTCAAAGTCGAAACGTCCTGAATCGAAGTGTAAAACTGCTTTGTCTGGCGGTGATTCTTTTGTTACTGCCACAATGTATGGATCATAGTAGCGACCTGTATTTTGAAAGATGATTTCTCGATACACCCATATCTGCAGCACGTAATCGAAGGCTTGTACAAATGAAACCCAAGTATTATATTTTTCGCTCCAGTAACGTTTCCGAAGCTCCTGAGTGCTTTTTATATCACTGAAAAATCCACGTTCATGATTGATGTTGTCGACTTTGATTTTCCACTCTGCACCAAATAACTCACCTGTATAAATGACCTCTTTTTCACCTTGTAAAGCGAACATGCTAAACTCGTCATTTTTAATAGTCTCAATCATGTCATCAGCTTTTTCGTAGTCCTTATATTTGTTGCCACGATTGTTGTAAATGGTGTGGTGATTTAGCTCTTTAAATTCAGCGAATGCCTCGTTACTCTCAAAGGCAGCGTGTAAATATGAACCAACCATTAGAGCTGTAGAGGGAGGACGAGAAAACTCGCCCCTTACCTCTGCAAACGCTCTAGCCTCGCACTCCATAGCGCTTTTAAACTGTGAAACTGACATGTAGTGTTGATTTGCTTCATTTGAGTGATAGTTCTGGCTGTTCAATTGGAATGTCGTTTGGTGCATCTTGTTTCACCTCTGTTTTTGGTTCTGCTTGTGCTTTGAAATCATCACCTAATCCACTGGATTGCTTTTTAGCATCCTCTTTATTAAACCAATCCTCAACCTTACTCAAGCCGTCTTTTAAGCTGTTGAATATGTTGATTAACTCTACATAGTCATACTCTGTAAACGAATCAGCGTTGTAACCAAACTTTGCTTCTATCATTGCTTGAGTGACACGATGCTGTTCTTTGTAACTACGTAATGCATTTGCGATACGATCTTTTAACGGACCTTGACTATTACCAGCTAACGTTTCGTGGCATTGAACAATCGCTTTATCAATGATGTCACCAGGAATCACACCTAAAATGCATGAGCGTAAACGGCGAGCACCATCATTTGCTACTTTTTCATAAATATCACGAGGATCTTCTAATTTTTTGATAGCACCTTTAGCTTTCATAGAATGCTTGACGGTAAATACCTTTTCTTGACGGACATTCGTTTCGAGGTCCCAACAGAATGCTTTTGCAACTGATTCCCCTTCGCGTTGCTCTAGTTCCTGAATGCCGTATGATAAATTGCCCCAGTTTTGCGCAATCGCCTCAGCTAATCGAATCGATGGACCTGTTACTCGTTGCCCACCACGAGGATATTGATACATGGCAACCTGTGCTAATGCTGGGCGACGGCAAGTATCTAATACACGTTGTTCAGCTTGGAATACGTTTCGTGGAAATTGTTTCGCCATGAAAATCTGCCCTTTGACTTCTTCCATTTCACGGGAAGCACTAGCTTGCGCTAATGCTCCTCCACCTTGAAATTGAGATTGTCCCATTTGAGGACTCTGGAATTGTTCTGCTAAGTTACTCATTGAAATTCCTCCTGTTGTGCGCTATAATTGCGCTAAATATTTGATTTTTTTAAGCCACTCTGCCAAGTGGTTTATTTTTTTGTGCAAAGTGCCGCATTATAATGATCCTCAAGATATGTGTGAATGTTATCCATATGGACAATATCACCGTTCGAAAACTCCATGTAATCGTCGTTAAATACGATTAAACTTCCGTAAACATCTCGAAAATCTCTTTTCATTTCTACATATTGCAATGTTGGTATTTTATTTATTGGCTCAATTGTTCCTAATACCATCGGATTCTCAACTTCTGCAAGTGCTCTCACGCTATCGCCTCGCCTTCACGTTGCCAACAGATAAATGAAATGCCGTATTTAATAACTTTATATTGCCTCCAACGTTCATCTTCATAGCCTTTCTTATTTTCAATATCATAAGCACCTAGCTTTTTAATAGATTCACATGAATATAGCTGAACAAGAATGTCAGCATAATCTACTGAACCAGAACTATACTCAACTCGGATAACATCCTCAGACGCTATACCATGTTGCTC